CGCAAGATGCGAACGCAGCCCAAAGCCTACCCGCGCACCCCTCAGCATGAAGACGATGCCGATAGCGTGACCGACTCCATCCGGTTCGTGTGCGAGAGCAACAAGTTTGACGAGATCCGATCCGCTGCCGCCGAGAACCTGTTTATCGAGGGCATTGGCGCTGCGACGGTCACGGTCGAGGAAGTCAACAAGCGGTTTGAGGTCCGCATTCGGCACGTCCCATGGGATCGGTTCTACCGCGACGACCATTCGCGAGACCGTAACTTCAAGGACGCTAGCTTTATGGGCGTTGTCCTGTGGATGGACGAGGAGGATGCAAAGCAGAAGTTCCCCGGAAAAGACGACATCATCGAGTCGTGCTATTCGGAGAATGAAGCCCTTGGCAATACCTTCGATGACCGTCCACGGGTTTCATGGGGCGACCGCAAGCGTCACCGTGTCCGCGTCTTGCAGCATCGGTTCAAGCATGACGGGAAATGGTATACGTGCGTGATGTGCCGCGCTGGGTTCTTGCGCGATCCGCAGGTATCCCCGTATGTGGACGAGCACGGCGAGCCTGTATGTGACCTTATCGCCGTCAGCGCCTATGTGGACCGCGAGAACCGGCGGTATGGAGTGGTCAATCGCCACATCAGCCCACAGGACGAGATCAACAAGCGTCGCAGCAAGGCACTCCACCTGCTGAACAGCCAGACGGTCATAGCAGAGAAGGGCGCTGTAGAGAGCGTCAAACTTGCGCGTTCCGAGGTTGCGCGTCCTGATGGCTATGTCGAGGTACACCCGAACATGCGGTTCGAGCTTGACCGCAAGTCGGACCTTGTAAACGGACAGTTCCAGCTACTGCAGGAGTCCAAGAACGAGATTGACGCAAGCGGCATAAATCCGGCACTGGGCGGCCAAGCCAACGCGCCCAGTGGCCGAGCGCAGGAAATGCTTGTGCAGGGCGGACTTGCCGAGATGGAAAAGGTATTCGACGGCTTCAAGCACTGGAGTTGGGAGATTTATCGGCAAGTCTGGTATCGAATCCGCCAGTACTGGAAGGACGAGCGCTGGATACGCATTACCGACGACGAGCGCAACCTTCGCTGGGTTTCAGTCAATCACCCGGTCACGATGGGCGAGGCGCTGACCGAGAAGGCCAAGGCAGAAGGTCAACCGCCGCCACAGATCGACCCGAATGACCCGCAGATGAAGCAGGTAGTGATGATGCGCAATCACTTACCGCAGCTTGATGTAGACGTCATCCTTGAAGACGGACCGGATTCGATCACGGTTCAGTCCGAGCAGTTCGAGCAGCTTGTGAAGCTCAAGCAGTCGGACCCGAACTCGATACCGGCCAAGGCGATCATCGAGGCATCCAGCCTTCGCAACAAAGAGCAGATCCTCCAGTACATCGAGAGCAATGGCATCCCGCCCGAAGTACAGAAAAAGATGCAGGACTTGAATCAGCAGCTACAGGATGCGCAGCAGAAGTTGCAGTCGGTCCAGATCGATGCGCAGAAGAATCAGGTCACGGCAGCCAAGAACGCCGATGAACACGCATACAAGCTCCAGCAGCTACAGCTCGAGGAGTACAACGCGGAAACGGCGCGAATTTCGGCGCTGAAGGACGTCAACTCGGAATACATCCAGGCGCTTTGGCCCATATCTGGCATTAGCAATACCGCAAACAACAACGGGACTGGATCGATGCCGCAGCACTCGCCGCCGCAGAATCCCGAGGCTGTCATGCCACAACCACAGGCACAGACACCGCAGGACGGAATGCCGGGGAGTATGCCGCAGCCTTAACCAGTACGAAACGGACACGAAACTCCGCCGAAAGGCGGTTTTTTTGTGCCCGCAGAAAGGGGCGAAAGCCCACCGGACGCACACGGTTTGGTGCGCTTCGTGACGACGACGAACGGTCGATGAGGTGAGAAACATGAGTGAGCAAGAACGCGATTTTCTGGACGAGTACAGCGACGAGGACAAGGTAGAGGAAACCCCGGAAACACCGGAAGCCGAAGCCGAAGCCGAGTCAGAAAAGGTCGAAAAACAGCCCGAAGGCGAAAAGCCCGAGGAAACCGAGGCGACGACTGCCGAGGAAGACCGGAAAGACGATCACGTACCGCTCGCCGCACTAAAGGCAGAGCGTGAGAAGCGACAGGAGCGTGACCGAGAGCTCGATTCCATCCGGCGTGAGTTGGATGAACTCAGGCGCGGCAGGGAACAGCCGCAGCAGGAAGAGGAAGCCCCGGAAATTTGGGATGACCCGGACAAGTTTGTAAATACGCGAGTCCAGGCGGTTCAGCAGCAGTTACAGAACCGGCTCTATTCGGCGCTGGAAGAGGCCGCACGAGAGCAATACTCCGATTTTGACGAGAAGTTCGACGCGGTAAAAGACGAGGTGAACCAAAACCCCGCTTTGCGTGACCGCATTCTCGCCGCACCGAACCCTGCACTCGAAGCCTACCGTACCGGCAAGCGTTTGCTTGAGTACAAGCAGATGCAAGACCCCGAAGCCTACCGCAAGAACATCGAGGCGGAAATCAGGGCAAAGGTCGAAGCCGAATACAAGGCCAAGGAAGACGAACGCACCAGGGCATCTCAGGCACTGCCTCCCGACCTGACGTCATCTCGGAGCGTGAAGGGCGATGAAGCCCCCGCACCGGAAGACGTTTTCGACAATATCTTCTGAGGCAATGAATCATGGCTAATACCACTATTTCCACTGCGAATCGAGTTAAACAGTGGGACTCGAAGTTTTTCGAGGAGTACGTCCGCGCTAACCGTTTCAAGCGGTACATGGGTTCGACCGAAAACTCGATCATCCAGGTCAAGAGGGATCTGAGCAAGAAAAAGGGTGATGCGATCACCATTCCGCTGATCGGTGCTCTGGATGCGTCCAGTGGTCCGAATGACGGATCCACCACGCTGGTCGGTAGCGAGCTTGCACTGCCGAATGACGGCCACAAGATCGGCGTGAAGGTTGTGCGCCAAGCTACTGTGGTCAACATGGAGGAAGAGCAGGCCAGCCCAATCGATATCCGTAACGCGGGCCGCACGTCGCTCAAAACCTTGGCGATGCGCTACCTTCGTAACGACATCATCTCGGCGCTGGGTTCCATTGGCGGCGTGGCTTACGGCTCTGCGACCACTGCGCAAAAAAATGCGTGGAACGTCAACAATTCTGACCGTATCCTGTTCGGTGATTCCTCGGCCAACTACAGCGCAACGCATGCTACCGCGCTGAACAACGTCACCGCGACGATGAAGCTAACTCGCGCCACGGTGAGCCTGCTCAAGCGCATTGCACAGGTGGCCAAGAACGTGAACGGCGATGGTATCCGTCCGTTCATCTACGGAGAGGACGAAGAGACGTTCGTTATGTTCGTTGACTCGTTCGCCTACCGCGACCTTAAGGCAGACCTGGCGACGGTGCATGAAAATGCCCGTGAGCGTGCCAAGACCAACCCGCTGTTCACCGGCACGACTTCCCTGTACTGGGACGGCGTGGTGATTCGTGAAATCCCGGAGATCACGGGCTTCAACAACACCGCTTCGACCCCGGTCCAGGTGGCTCCCGTGTACCTGTGTGGTGCGCAGGCGCTTGCCGTGGCTTGGGCGCAAATCACCAAGTCCACGCTGCGTAAGGAAGACGATTACGGATTCCAGCACGGCGTTGGCTTCTACGAGATGCGCGGTGTTGAGAAAGTCCTGTATGGCCAGACCGGCTCGACCCCCAAGGATTGGGGCGTGGCCACTGGCTTTGTTGCGGCTGCTGCTGACTAAGTAGCACGGTGAAATCGGGGCGGCATCTTCGGGTGCCGCTCCTTTCTTTTGGGGTATTCGATGGCGACGTATACACGAGCGCAGCTTCGCGATGCAGTGCTCCGCGAGCTAGGTGTGCTTGATGCGCAGGAAGTACCAAGCGCAGAGGAGGCCGAGCTTGCCGATGACCGCTGCCAGCAGGAGCTGGAATACCTGTTCGACCAGGGATTTATTCAATTCGACATCAATGGTCCAATCGAGGCTAAGTACCTATTGCCGCTCGCATGGATCATTGCGTACAACCTCATGCTGCCCTATGGCGTGCTTTCGCGTGCAAACGAACTGCTCGCCAATCATGGCCATGGCATGAAGCGCCTCTCTCGCCTGAAAGAGGGCGATTACTGGGGTGAACCCGCGCAGACCGAGTATTACTGATGCGCTGGAAGCCCTTCCCCATTGTTGGCGGTTCCTACGCCGACCAGTCCCGCGCATGGTCCGTACAGGACACGGTGAACATGCTTCCCGTGGCCTCAGAAGCCCAAGGCACGCGCTCGCCTTCCATCTTGCGGTGCGCTCCGGGGCTTTCCGCGTTTTCCGACCTTGGCACCAATGCGCCCATTCGCGGTATGCACAACGTCGAGGGACTTTTGCTGGCCGTATCCGGGCAAACGCTCTACAAAATCGCCTATGACGGCAATCCTACGGCTATCGGAACGATTCCAGGCGCGGGCCGCGTGTCCATGGCGCACAATCAGGTGGCTGGTGGTAATCAGGTCGCCATCGCCAACGGGCAATCGGGATACGTCTACAACACCGTGGACGGATCTTTGGTGCAGATCACGGACCCATCCTTTGTGGGCGCGATCAGCTTTGATTATCTGGACAGCTACATCACCGGAATCGACCCAAGCAAGTCCTTTGCCTTCACATCAGCCCTTGCCGATGCGACCAGCTACAACACGCTGGACCGCGAGCAGGCCGAGGGCTCGCCTGACAAGCTCGTGGGGCAGCTTGTAACGCATCGGGAGTGGTGGCTGTTCGGTGAACGCACGATTGAACCCTACGTAGATACAGGCGCAGCTAC